TCGTTGTTTACTTGTTCAACTTCAAGTGTCGTTGTTTACTTGTTCAACTTCAAGTGTCGTTGTTTACTTGTTCAACTTCAAGTGTCGTTGTTTACTTGTTCAACTTCAAGTGTCGTTGTTTACTTGTTCAACTTCAAGTTTTTTCTTTCGTTTAACATGACTGTATTATAACAGAAATCGCTCTGTTTGTCAAGCCCTATTCGTTGTTTCTTTGAAGTTTTTTGCATGTTTTTTATTACTCATTCCTTTGCTCTCTATATATATTATCGGCATTTGGCGGGGTGAATCTTGATACTATTTCCAAGTTTTTCGATGTTTCTTTTGGTGTTGATCATCTTCCTCTCCTATCTATATAACCGCAAAGCAGAGGCATAGTTAACAGGTAAATCGCAATTTTGTCTGAAATAGTTATTTTCGTTATCGTAAGTCGTTACACAGTAGGGAGATAAAAACTTTGGGTTTTGAAATTTTGTTTCGGGCCTGCCCCCGGCCACGTAAGTCCTTATGCAGTAAGCACTTATGCTTAATAAACTCTAGTGTCGTGCCTCCCTCAATCTACCCCAGAGAGATATATAGAGTGGTACACTATACTTGTCTTGCTCTACAATCAAGCTCATTAGCAAGCTCTATATTAGTTTCATCATCATCAAAGAAATAAACGATTTGATGATTCTCTATGATGCTTAATAGAACCTTACGCTTTGCCTTTGCAACATCTACATTAGCATGGGCACCAACACAATGAATTGCATTCGCTTCAATTCCAAATCGTAAAAGAAATTCTGAGATTGCCTTTGCAACACAATCATTTCTAGCGGTTAGTACGAATACAGAGTGACCCTCATCATATACTTCTTTTGCTAGATCCATGAGATCCAATGGAGTTCCATTTAGAATGGTATCAGGATTGCTAAACTCTGCGAACTTATCCTCTGTACCATCTAGTACAACCGCATCAGTGTGAGCTAGGGTTTCATCAAAGTCGAATACAAAGGCTTTTTTAGTTTTCATTGTTTTTTTTCTTTCGTTTAACATGTCTGTATTATAACAGATATGGCCACGCTTGTCAATAGCAATCTGGTAATTTTCTATTTTTTTCTGTCGTGCCGGCGAGTGACGTGAGAGCCCACGTAATGAATCCTCTCGTACTGTATGTGTGTTAGTGATGAACTAAGTTACATAGGGTAGAACAAGGAGTTCCTTTTCAATCAGGACGACATTCTATCCTCGATATTTATGGTCAATCGTCGACCCGAACAAAGGCTCTCATTTTAACAGAATGGCCATTCGCTATGATAGTTAAAGTATTTTTAGCATGTCTAACAGCATCAGACCAAGTATGGCCTCTGCGAAGGAAGGTTTGGATCATTCTATTAAGATTCTTTTTTTCTACGTTCATCATTTCACTTCTTTCATTATAAGTATCATTTCTTTTCATGCCCTCATTATATATATATTATCGTCATTTGTCAATAGCAATCTTTAGTTTTTATCAAATTAAATAGGGGTATTTTTATAATCCGATATCGTTAATGATACTAATTCTCATTTAGGCGGGGTGGTTCAAGCAAAATTGACTGTCGGGTTTTTAAACGACCACTTTTACGACAAATAAAAAGCCTGCGTTAAACAGGCCATTCTGGAGCGAGAGGGTATCGTCGCCCAGTCAAATTTTCTAGTTCGTCCAATAGACTTTCCCGCTCTTCTCCATATTCAAGAATCTCTGCACTTTCGGCACCCTGCCTATAGAGAACCTTAATTCCCCTTTCTATCTTTCTAATCCGATACTCAGTCTGGCTGACTCGATACTGCTTGGAAAGAACCACCTTCATTCTCCCAGTCGGAAACGTCCCCGTTTGAATTTTCTATACGAGAATACACCAGAGCGCAGATTCCCCGCCCCGGCATCTTAGAAATACCTAGCTTCTGCCGTACTTTTCTTACAGCGTCAAGGGTAACACTTCGTCCTGATAGGGTCGTTAGCTTTTCCGCCAACTCCTTATCTTTTAGAGTAGCCGCATTATCCCGAATGTAATTTTTTTCTTCTTCCGTCCACTTTATATTCATTTTAGTTCCTCAAAAAGTGGTTGTTCGTGTATATAATATTGTATCGAGCAACAATATATATTGTCTTTTGAAAGTAGAGATTATTATGAATGATCCAAAATTTGTAGACTCTGAACTCAATATCACCCCCTCCGAAGAACTAGAAGAAGAGATTGAAGCTGAGTTGGAAGAGGAACATGAGGAGCAGTCCATAGCCAATCTTATAGAGGAGCAAGAGGACGAAGAGGAGGAATCTGATGAAGCTTAAGGTTATTTATACAGGAAATCCTGCCGAGACACAAATAGTCAACGCCGAGACAGGAGAGGAAGTAGAGGGAGTTGACTCTGTTGAGATTAGCATTGATGCTTTTGGAGGATATTGTGCCCTCCTTCTTCAGGGATTCGAAGTTGACCTAAATAATTTGGAGCAAGCAAGTGGAAGAACCCCTGAGTGAGTCTGAGATACTCGAAATTATAGATAGAATAGCTTCTCGTCTAGGCCCCAAGTTCAAATTTGGATATCATACTATAGAGGACATGAAGCAGCAGGCAACAATGTATGCGTGGGAGGGTATTGATAATTGGGACAGAGAGAGGCCCCTTGAGAATTTCCTCTGGATTCATGTAAGAAACCGCCTTTATAATTTTAAACGAAATAACTATGGCCGTCCAGAAGTCCCGTGCCTAAATTGTCCGTTTGATGCTTACGATCCTAAGTGTGAAAAATCTGAAAGTCAATGCACGAAATTTACAAACCTAATGGACTGCCATCTTTACAAGGGGTGGATGAATCGTAACACCTCCAAGCGAAACCTTATGAACTCCTATAGTACTGAGTATGAGAGAGGGAAGGACACAGACGCAGCAGAACAGTTCGCACGCAAAGAAATTGTTCAATTGATAGACGCAGAAGTTCCTGTTCAATATCGTGAAGATTGGATTAGGTTTATTAATAATTTAAAACTTTCTAAAGTACGTCGAGATAAGCTGATAACGATAATCCTAGGCATACTAAAGGAGAACGGCATTGAGTCTGAAACGTGGTAAGCTCTCCAAGGGGGAAATGAATTACATCAGACAGAATTGCTTTGACCTTTCTATAGAGGAAATGGCACAGTTTCTAAATCGGACTCCCGATCCAGTGCAAAAGTTTATAGATAAGGAAAATCTCAAGGCCCGTGATATGACGGACGATGAGCATCTCTTGGTTCATCTGCGGGGTCGATATTATTTTGGCGAGCTAAGGAAACAGTTTAATGGCCCTGAAATTATCTTTTTTGAACACCAGTGGATTGATTATTATAAACAATTTAATGAAGATGTTACTCACACTGAAGAAATGCAAATTCTTGAGGTGATTAGAACGGAAGTGCTTATCAATAGAGGGATGGAGGACAGGAAAGAAGTTCTTACAAATATCATTAGATTGAATAAATTAATTGACGATGAAATAGCCAAGCCTGCAACAATACAAAACAGTCAGGCTATCGCTAGTTTCCAAACGCAGCTAGGTGCCGCAATTGCCTCAAAATCTGCATACATTAATGAACATGAAAAACTTCTAACAAAAAAAGAGCGATTGCTTAAGGACTTGAAGGGGACTAGGGAACAGCGTAAGCGTAATGCAGAGGACGCAAAAACAAACTTTTCAGCTTGGTTAAAGCAACTTGACGATACTGAGCTTCGTAGGCGTGAAGGAATAAACATGGAAATAAATAGAATTGCTGCGAACAAGGCGTTGACAAATTTATCTGACTATCATGAGTATGAAGATGGCACCGTAGACCAACCCTTTTTAAATGCTGACACCTTAAAGGAAGAGGAGGAAGAAAGATGAAATCGGCAATTGTTACCGGGATCACAGGACAAGACGGTTCTTATTTAGCAGAACTATTGCTAGAGAAGGGCTATGAGGTAATTGGCCTTAAAAGAAGGACAAGTACGAATACGCTAGATAGAATAAAGCATATAAAAAATTCTAACCTTTCTGTAGTAGAGTGTGAAATTTCCGACTCCGGATCAGTGTATTCTATAGTAGAGGAATACCGGCCTGACGAAATCTATAATTTAGCTGCTCAGTCTCATGTGAAGACATCCTTTGATCAGCCAGAATATACATTTCAAGTAAATACTATTGGTGTTATCAATTTCCTAGAAGCAATTCGTAGATTTTCTATTGGCACTAAGTTTTACCAAGCTAGTACCTCAGAGATGTATGGGAAAAATACAGACTTGGACAACCAGCTTACGGGCGACAAAAATCCTTATCAAGATGAAAATACAGTCTTTGAGCCGCAAAGTCCATATGCTGCCGCCAAGCTAGCCTCCCACCATCTTGTAAGAAATTATCGTGAAGGTTATGGCGTCTTTGCATGCTGTGGAATTCTTTTTAACCATGAAAGTGAACGGAGAGGAGAAAACTTTGTCACCAGAAAGATAACTAAATGGATAGCCGATCTTGTGGAATGGGAAAAAAATAACTCCCCAGACATTCCTTCTTTATCTCGATTTCATACAAACGAAGACACCATAAGCATGCATCCCAAACGCCCCATGTATGTAGACATGATGGTAACGCCTTCATTTCCAAAGCTTAGGCTAGGGAACATAGACACGTATAGAGACTGGGGACATGCGCAAGACTATGTTAGGGCCATGTGGCTAATGCTACAACAGGAGGAGCCCGAAGACTATGTTATAGCGACAGGAGAAAGCCATACCGTTCGTGAATTTTTAGACGAGGCTTTTAAACATGTCGACATTAACAATTTTGAAGACTATATTGTTATAGATCCCAAATTTTACAGACCATCTGAAGTTTACTATTTGCGTGGATGGCCTCAAAAAGCTTTTGATGAGCTTGGATGGGAACCTCAAATAAATTTTACAAACCTTGTTAAACGCATGGTTGAAAGCGATATAAATGCCCAGAAAGAAAAGATTCAGCAGGAGGAAGTATCCTAAAAGAAAAGGAAACCAACCGGGAAGAGACTATGATAATATTGCCTATGCAAAATTTAGAAAAGAAGTAAAAAAGAGAGACGGCGGTAAGTGTCAGTGGCCCGGATGCGACACAAGCAAAAGACTTGAGGTGCATCATATTAAAACATGGTCTAAATACCCTTCTATGAGATTTGATCCGTCGAACGGAATAAGCCTATGCAAGAAGTGCCACGGAAGGATTAAGGGAAACGAGACCAACTACGAAGTGTTTTTTATAAAGCTATTAGAATGGCAGATGCTCAATAAAATTAAAGAGATGGATGAAGATGTCTAGATTCACAGTCATTAGAGACACACGAGAAAAAGAAGGTCATGGCTGGTGGTTTGACGAAAGCGCACATTGCAACGGAACTATCAATACGAAGCTCGACGTTGGAGACTATAGCATTGAGGACATGGAGCACTTGCTTTGTATAGAAAGAAAAAAGAGTGTTTCTGAATTTGCGGTAAATTGCGGGCAAAAGAGGTTTCACAAAGAGCTTGAGCGAATGAGCAGCTTTCCCCATTCGTTTTTACTATTCGAGTTTGGATGGGCTGATATAGACAGATATCCACAAGGATCAGAGATCCCCAAACACAAATGGAAACACCTTAGAATTAAGAACAAATACATGTTAAGCATTATAGTTAATGCTCAAGTTGAACACGGAGTGCATGTTTTAGCGTGTGGAGACCAAAAGCGTGCTGAAGAAACAGCCTTTAGAATCATGAGAAAAGTCCATGAATTACACGATTGACGTTGATTCGTATGAAAACGCATGGCTTGATTTATCTACAGAAGATATAAAGGAAATCGAGAATCCTTTTTCTGATTTATCAGAAGAAGAAAAGGACAATTTCCACCTGCATGTCTTACGCTTAATGAAAAATCCTGACTATTTTCATTGGACGGTTAAAACACTATTAGGCATAGAGCTACTGCCCGTGCAAACAGCTATCTTAAGAGAACTCTGGAATCGTTCTTTCCCGATGTACATTGCCAGTCGTGGTTTTGGAAAATCCTTTCTCCTATCCGTATATGCTATTTTAAGATGCATTTTAATACCTGAAACAAAAATTGTTATAGTTGGTGCAGCATTTCGCCAATCCAAAGTTATTTTTGAATACATGGATACCATATGGAGAAACGCCCCCATCTTACGAAGTATATCTTCCGACAATAGTGGTCCACGTCGTGATGTAGACAGATGTACTATGAAAATCAATGATAGCTGGGCCATGGCAGTTCCTTTAGGAGATGGTACTAAAATTAGAGGCTTGCGTGCCCACACAATTATTGCTGATGAATTCAACAGTATTCCCCCTCCTTGGGAATCAATGCCAATTTGAGAACATGGAAATACTTTTATTAAATCTCTAATTTTTCTAGCACAAAAGCTATAGTAGTCGTGGGCATCTGTTAGACCTATTTTTTTTCTTCC